ATGGAACACACGCCTGCTGTTGGCGGAACCGATACATTGGTAGACATTCGGGATGTTACGGTTGACAGGGAGCTTTCCCGTGAGGACCGGATTGCAGAATTTGTCCGACAGATCAAAAACCCTTACCGTTTCAAGTGCGGACAGTTTACCGTCCACGCCAGTTTTGCTTCCGGCGGCGCCACGCTGGAGGAATGTATCAAAGGAATCCTGCGGTAAGCCGGATATTTTTCAGTAAGGGGCTGACTTTCCCGCGAGGTCGTGGTAGAATAGAAATCGGAAAAGGAATTGAATACGGCATAGCCACACTTCTTGAATTGCGGGGATTTTTCTGCGCAAAGAAAGGAGTGTTTTTTTATGCAGGTTTACAAGACCATTAAGTACATCCGTCTTTCTTATACGGATGACAAATCAGTGGAAAGCGACAGCGTTGCCAACCAGCGGCGGCTGATCGACGACTACATTGCCAGGCATCCGGAAATTGAGGTTGTTGCGGAAAAGATTGACGACGGCTACAGCGGCGTTCTTTTTGACCGTCCGGCCTTCCAGGAAATGATGCGGATGATCGAGCAGGGCGAGGCCAACTGCGTAATTGTAAAAGACCTTTCCCGCCTGGGACGCGAATACATAGAAACTGGCCGTTATATGCGCCGGGTGTTCCCGGCTTACGGCGTCCGTTTTATCGCCATCAATGATAACGTGGACACGGAAACCGATGCTGCCGATGACCTTACCGTCTCTGTCAAAAATATTATGAATGAGGCATACAGCCGGGATATTTCTGTAAAGACCCGGAGCGCCCTGGATGTGAAACGCCGCAGCGGTGATTTTGTCGGAGCCTTTACCATTTACGGTTATGTAAAAACCGGCGATAAGCATAAAAGTCTGGAAGTTGACGAATATGCGGCGGGTGTGGTGCGGGATATTTTCAGAAAGCGTCTGGAAGGGTTTAGCGCTTCCCATATTGCGGATGAACTGAACCGGATGGGCATACTTTCCCCACTGGCATATAAACGCAATCACGGGATGCCCCATGCAAAAGGCGGCTATACGGATCGCAAGGACTGTAAATGGTCTGCGACTACCATTATCCGTATTTTGCAGGATGAAACCTACACCGGAACGCTGGTACAGGGAAAGCAGACGACGCCCCACTTCAAGCTGAAAGAGCGTGAGGACAAGCCTTCCTCCGAATGGGTCCGTGTGGAGGATACCCACGAGGCAATTATCCAGAAACATGATTTTGATCTGGTGCAGAGGCTCCGAAGGATTGATACCCGCACCTCTCCAAAGTCAGATAAGGTCTACCTGTTCTCCGGCATTTTAATCTGCGGGTGCTGCGGTTGCCGCATGACCCGCAAGACGAACCGTTACAAGGACAAGGAATACCACTACTACTATTGCCCGACCGGAAAGAAAAATGGCTGTACTTCCTCTGTCATGTTAAAGGAAACAGACTTGATCGAGTGTGTGCAGGACAGCTTGAAAGGCCATATTGAAAATGTAGCTTCCCTGGATGCTCTGCTGTCCAGTATTAGTCAGGAGCGGATCAACCGGGAACTGGTTCAGGAATATACCGCGCAGATCAAGGCAAACGAAAGGCAGCGGGCGCAGATCGAGGGATTCAAGACAAAGCTCTATGAGAACCTGGTAAGCGGGATTCTCACCAAAGAAGAATATCTTTCCTATAAGCGGAAATACAATGCCGACATTGAACTTCTGCAAAAGGCGATTGACGAATGGGAAGAACGCCTGACGGATGTACTGGAGAACCGCAGCGAGCGGAACCGCTGGATCAACCATTTCATGCAGTTCTCCACAATGGAAGAAATTGACCGCCGTGCGGTCATGCAGCTTATCCGCAGTATCCGGGTAATCGGCAAGGACGAGCTGCATATTGAATTTAACTATCAGGATGAATATAAAAAGGCCGTCGCACTGGCGGAGCAAATCGCGGAACAGGCCGCAGAAAGGAAGGCAGGCTAAATGGCAAGAAAAAGCAGGAAACAGACGGAATCTCCCATGCCGGCGCCGTCCTTATATGTATATGTGGCACTGTATATCCGGCTTTCCGTGGAGGATAACAAGAAACGGGGCTGCTCCGTGGAGAACCAAAAGCTGGTGCTGAATGATTTTCTGGCGGACAAACCGGATTTTGTAGTCTATGACACATACATCGACAATGGACTGACGGGTACAAATTTCCACCGCCCCGGATTTCAGCAGATGCTCTCTGATATTGAAGCGGGCCATATCAACTGTGTGATCGTTAAAGACCTTTCCCGGCTTGGACGCAATTCTATTGATACCGGCTATTATATTGAGCAGTATTTTTATGCGCATAATGTCCGTTTTATTGCGGTCACGGACCAGTTTGACACGGCGGACCCCGGCAACCTTCACGGCGGCATTATGCTTCCCCTGAAGAATATGATAAATGAAGCCTATTCTCTGGATATTGGAAGAAAGATCAAGGCACAGGCAAGACAGGCCATGAAAGACGGCGATTATATTGGCGCACGGGCACCCTATGGCTACCGGAAAGACCCGGATAACTGCCACAAGCTGCTGATCGATGAGAATACGGCTCCTGTCGTGAAACAGATTTTTGAATGGGCTTATGAGCGCGTAGCGTTGAACCGTATCGTCCGTAACCTCAATGAAATGGGGATTGCGGCGCCAAGCCACTACAAAAAATCCACCGGTGAAATCACCAGCCCCGGCCTGATTGGGAGCGGCAAATGGCAGACCCGCACGGTAATGAAGATTTTAGAAAGCGAAGTTTATACCGGCGATCTGGTGCAGGGCAAAACAAAGATGGTGGACCACCAGCAGGTCAAGGCTGACGATGACAACCTGATTATTGCCAGACGCACCCATGAGCCGATTATCAGCCATGAACTCTTTACTGCGGTACAGGAATACCGGAAACAGGTCTGCGAGGAAAGCCGGGCGGTCCCCAAACGCCCCTATACCCCGAATATTTTCAAGGGTAAGGTATTCTGCGCCGACTGTGGCAGGAGCCTCCACCGGCAACGGGCGGAACGTAAAAAAGGCCCGGATATTTACTGGTTCCATTGCCTCACGAACAGCCGTGTGGCGAAAGATACCTGCAAAGGCGTGATGATGCAGGAGACAGAGCTGATTGCAACCGTCACCACTATTTTAGAAAAAGAGCTGTCCGTTGCTTTGGGTATGTCCCTTCCTCTCTTTCAGTTGGAGGCAAGGCAGAAACAGAAAAAAGACGGGCTGAAATCCCAAATGTCTGCCAAACGGCAGGAAATAGAGAAACAGCGGCGTTTAATCCGGGGGCTGTATGAAAACTTCGTACAGGGCATTTTAACCAGCGATGAATATTTTGAACTGAAAGCAGGTTATGAGGAATCTATCACTGTCCTTTCCGGCGATATTGAGGCGCTTGAAAAAGATATGGATGCCCTGGATGACCAGCTTGTACGCTACCGTGCAATGGAAAAAGACGCAAAATCACTGGCTCAGGACCATGTATTGACGGCGGAACTGATTGAACGGCTGATTGAGCGGATTGAGATCGACCATGAGCGGAATATCCGTGTTTTTTTCCGGTTTAAGAGTGAATTTCAGGGGGAGGCGGTAAAATGAAGCAGAAATATGTGATTGCCCTTTATATCCGCCTGTCTGTGGAGGACTTCAAGACGGAAAGTTTGAGTATTCCCAACCAAAAGCTGCTCCTTCTGGAAAAGGCCATGTCGCTGCAGGAATGGGATAACAGCGAAGTCCTGGAATTTGTTGATAACGGCCATACAGGAACCAACTTTGAACGTCCCGCGGTACAGGAGCTTTTGACAATGGTGCAGGCCGGGAAAATTGACTGTATCATTGTGAAGGACCTTTCACGGTTTGGCCGCAACAGCATTGAGACCGGCTATTTCATTGAGCGAGTGTTTCCGCTTTACCATACCCGGTTTATTTCTGTCAGCGACGATTTTGATACCGCCAATTTCAAAGGAGATACCGGAGGGATTGACATTGCCTTTAAGTATCTTATCAGTGAGTGTTACAGCCGGGATATGTCCATGAAAACGAAAAGCGCCAAATACGCAAAGATGCGCCGGGGCGAGTATCAAAGCGTCATTTGTCCTTATGGCTACCGTAAGAGCGCAGACGGGCGTATGGAACCGGACGAGGAAGTGTCAGAAATTGTCCGGCAGATATTTGAATGGGCAGCCGACGGCAATACCGCCGCAGAGATCACGAGGAAACTGTACGCCATGAAGATTCCTACGCCTGGAGAATACCGGAGGAATAAAGGCAAAGATCACTACAATGTTTCCCGAACGCATGGCGTCTGGAACAGTTCAACGGTGCTGCGGATGCTGGCGGACCAACGGTATATCGGCACCTATGTGATCGGTAAGCGCAAGGTACAGGAGATTGGCAGCCGCCGCATGAAATTGAAGGATGAAAGCGAGTGGTTCAAAATCCCGGATCACCACCAGGCAATCGTAAGCAAGGAACTGTTTGAGAAAGCCAATGCTTCAATTAAGCGGTTCTCCCTTCCCAATAAAAAGCAGCGTGACTACCTTCTCCGTGGAAAGGTATTCTGTGGATGTTGCGACCATGCCATGTCACTCAGAAATGATGTCTGGTTTTACTGCCGTCATTCCGAAGTGGCAGAAAATCTTCCTTGTCACGGGGTAAGGGTAAAAATGGTTGATCTGGAGCAGGCGGTTTTTGAGATAATCCGGGCGCAGATGTGTCCGGCGCTGGGAATTGACAGCAGCAAAGACAAGCTGGATTTGCAGACGGTTCAGCAGGCCGAGCATGAAGATAAGCTGCACTCTATCCAGGACAGTAAACGGCAGCTCTATGAACAGTATGCGCTTGGAGAGATTGACCTGGAAACCTACAGGGAGCGGAAAGCGGTATATGACGCGGAACTGGTGCAGGCAAAGAATGTCCATGCCGCTATTACCGCACAGACCAAACAGATACAAAGCGATTACGAAGCAAGACTGAAACAGCGTGAAATCGTTCAGGAAGTAGACAGTGCCGGCACTCTGACGCAAGCCCTGATTGACCGGCTTATCAATAAGGTCTATATCTTTCCGGGAGACCGGATTGAGATTGAATATGTTACGCAGGACTTCTTAGCAACTGCGGAACCGTGAAAGGAGGCATGAGCCATGAACGCCGTATGGAACAGCTACGGGCAGCTATGCGGTTGCCCGGAAATTTTCAAAAAAAGTTGCAAATTTTTTTGTCGTGAGCTTGACATACGGGTGTCTGAGGTCATGCACCCTTATTTGTGGCAGTCCTGCGGCTTCTGCACCCTTTTCTAAACGGCGTTTGATGAAGAACTTAGACACAGTAAAGAGCCTGTCAGAAGGCTTGTAATCGTACAGCAGGGAGGTGTATTTCCTTACTGCATCCTCTATAAATGGCGGTATTGTCGGCTCTCGGTTACTTCTTTCTGTTTTTGGTGGGAGTATTAAGTCTTTCCGGTCAAAACGGTGGTATGTCTTGTTAATTCTAATAGTATGTTTTTCAAAGTCGAAATCTTCTAAAGTGAGTGCCAGGAGCTCGCCGGAGCGCAGACCAACCCAGAACAGCAGCAAAAAGATAGGATATTCGGGGTACTGTCCTTCGTAGGTTTTAATAAAGGCGTTGAATTGCTCCAACGTCCAAAACTGCAATTCGGGACGCTTACCGCTGATTTTTCCACACTCTCTGGCAGGATTCTTTTGTAGACCGTAATACTTGATAGCATGGTTAAAAATAGCCGAGAGGTGTCCGTTTATGGTGTGCAGATAATTCGGACCATATTTGCCCTTGTTTAATAGTTCATTTTGCCATTGCCGCACCTGTGCCACTGTAATAGCGTTGATAGGCATATCTTTAAAATAAGGCAGAATATGGGTATTTATCCCACTTTCTTTTACACGGTAGCTTGTGGGCTTTTGGCGTATTTTACAGTCTGACAAGTACAGCTCTGTCATTTGTCCAAAGGACATATCACAAGAGCCGGACTGCTGCAGCTTAAAGGTGCGCTCGTATTCCTGTGCATCCTTCTTACGGGCAAAGCCCTCTTTCTTTTTGCGCTTGCGGTTGCCTTGCCAGTCCTGGTAGTAGAAACTGGTGTACCAAGTATTCTTTTCTTCATTCTTGTAAACAGGCATAAAAATAAGACCTCCTTAAAATTGGGTATAGAAAAATAAGGGTAGGTCTGATATAATAACGGTGTTGAGGCGGTATTCTACCAGAGTACCCACTATATGAAAGCCTTTCCTGTTGGCGCAGGAGGGGCTTTTTTACTTTTGCGCATTTTTGAGCAAAACCGCAGACGTTTGCGGATTTCCCAAGAAGTTGGGAAAGCTACCTAAGTTTAATTTAGGGATGTCGGGCAGGGTGGACACCCTTTCGCCACAAGTGGAGAAAGCTGTCACGAGTTGGGCTCGTCTGAGGTGTCCGACATATAGTCGATATTAGGGAAGGATTTTAGCGTGATATAATACTTAATATCATCAAGTACCTTGTTTATTAGTTCAAAGTAGTCCCCTGTATCAAAAGTGCAGAAAACTTTATTATTTTTAAATATAATATACAAATCTTCTCGCCTTCTAAATTCCACATCATATCCTAATGATTCAAGCATTGCCTTGAAAGTCGCAAGATAGTTTACTTTAGTTTTAGAGTGGTCGGAGTCAGCATCGGGAGATAGAACAATATCACCTAACAAATCAAGTACGCCTACGTCTAAAGCTGAAGCTATTTTATCCAATGTTTCAAGTTTTGGTCTTCTTTTGCTATTCTCAAACTGGGCTATCATTTGTTGAGAAACACCTAAAACCTGCCCTAGTTCAGATTGAGACCAGCCTTTATTTTTACGGGCTTTTTTTATTCTTTCGCCTATAGTCATATTCTCACCTCAGCATGACTATATCACAAGAAGAAATAAAAGAAAAGTAAAAACTTGTTTTTTATCTATTGACACAAGTATAACATTGTAGTATTATCGTGTCAACAAGTAAATGCTTTTATTTTTGAAAGAAGGTGGACTATGAGAATCGACAGAAAAAAACTTGTTATCCAGATGCTTGAGAAGGAAATGACTACAGTTGCACTCTCTGAAAAGAGTGGCGTATCCCGTCAGACACTTTGTTACATCAGAAACGGAAAGCGTTGCTCCGATGTAACAGGGTACAAAATTGCTCACGCTCTGGGTGTGGATGTCAAGGACTTAATTGAGGAGGTGTAAAGATGGAAAGTAAATACTACAAAGCTACGGATGTCATGGCTATGCTTGAGTGTTCCGAGACATACGCATATAAGGTTATCCGGCAGCTGAACGAGGAACTTGAGGCAGATGGCTACATAGTAGTACGGGGCAAGGTGCCGAAGCAGTACCTTGAAAAAAAGCTGTGTCTGGGGTGATTGCATGAAATTAAATGAAATCGTCCTAAAGGACTTATTCAGCCATGCGCCTGTAGGGGAAAATTTCCGCTTTGTTTTTCTGGTGGAGAATGAGGCACTGGAGGATAAAATCTTGCAGGCTGGCTATATGGCGGTCGGAATTTCCGACGAACCACAAAAAGCAGTTTTTCTGAAAATCATAGAGGAGTGCCAATTCTCATGGATGAAAGACTTTTGTTTTATTCCAAGCTCAAAATTTGGGTTTCTGGGAGAGGTAAAAAAGCAGCTTGAAGGGCTTGGCTATACGGTTTTATCCGATGGTTGGAAAATCTTCAAAGATAAGGAGAGCCGTTTCCTGCTGAACCCCGAGGAGCTGAAAGCAGCACTGCAAGCCTACATAATGAGAACCAGTGAACCGACAAGCGAGAATACAGGACAGCCCCCTTTGGCAATCAGTGCGGTAGAACTGATGAAAAAGGAAATCCTGCCGCCCGATTGGATTGTAAAAGATATGATTCTGCCGGGGCTTTCACTGCTTGCAGGCGCGTCCAAACTGGGAAAATCATGGTTTGTTTTGCAGCTCTGCATCTGCGTGGCATCCGGTAAGCCGTTCATGGGGAAGGAAACGAAGAAATCAAAGGTGCTGTATCTTTCTTTGGAGGACAGCGAAAGGCGTTTACAAAGCCGCATGAAAAGGCAACTGCAAGGCGCACCTGCACCCGAAGGATTGTTTTTCGTGACAAAGGCGAACCAGTTAGGGAGCGGACTGATAGAGCAGTTAGAGCCGTATGTAAAAGACGGTGTCAAGCTGATTGTTATTGATACGCTCCAGAAGGTCAGAGTATCTGGCGGAAATAAAAACGCCTATGCCGCTGACTATGACGAAATGGGCGTATTAAAGGAATACGCCGATAAGAAGGACATTTCGATTTTTCCGGTACACCACACAAGGAAAATGAAGGATGACGATGTTTTCAACATGGTTTCCGGCACTACAGGCATCATGGGCGCGGCTGATACGATCATGATTTTAACGAAGGACAAGCGTTCGGAAACAAAGGCGGCTTTGCATGTAACGGGGCGTGACGTGTTCACCGATACGCTGGAGGTCGAATTTAATCGCAGTACCTGCACATGGTCGAACCTTGGCAGTAAAGAGGATTTAGAAAAGCAAGAGAAGGAACGTGCTTACCTTGATGACCCCATTGTAAAGACCATCAAGGAATTACTTGAGGACTACAGCGGATGGCAGGGAACGGCTACAGACTTCCAGAATGAAATGATGAACAGAAACAAGGGCTATATAGAAACAAAAGTTATCGGGAAACGCTTTAGAGAGGTAAAACAATTTCTTTATGAAAAGGATTCTATTATTTACGAAGAACCCGACAACGCAAAAAGGAAGATTCATAAATTTAGAAGAACTAGACTAAAGTTATTTTCTACCGATACTAACGATACTGTCGATACTAACGATACTGTCGATACTAACGATACTGTCGATACTCATGCTACAACGCCACCATAGTAGCGATAGGTATCGAGAGTGAAAAAATCTGTCGATACCCTAGAAACCCAGCAAAATCAAGGATTCTTACGCCTGGTATCGACAGTATCGACAGTATCATGAATATAGCAAAAAAAAGCAGTATAGCCTTATGTCCTGTGAAAAAGTGGCGGAATAAAAAGAAAACCCAATAAAATCAATACTTCTGGTACTTCCCCAAGGTGGTGGAGAGCGAAAAAATACTTCTGGTACTTCCTCAAGGTGGGAAAAGCCAGAACGCAGTAAAATCAAGGCTTTGCGCTTTACTCCCCCACTTCACAGGGGTATATAGAAAGAGAGGAGCAAGTAAATGAACGAAAGAACCATTGAAGAAATTAAGAACCAATACCTTATTAAGCAGATTTATAAGCCGGATAAGGATTTGTATGTAGTATTGACCGGCACAGACGAAAACGGCAAAGTAGAACATCTTGTGCTTGAAGTTGACTATTTGGCAGTATGTTTTGATGGTGGGATTAGACCGGTAGTCCTACGTGATGGGGATTACGAGGTATTTGCTGATAGAGAAGATTATGATGGTTTTTATACCAGAAAAGATTTAGACCGCATGAGAAGAAAGTGCGAAGATGAATTTCTATTCTATTAAGAGGGGGTAGCCGACATGAAACAGAATTTAAATTTTGACGATATAAAAGGAATCGAATTTTCAAGCTTTCCGGATGGCGTTGTAATTGAAGTTGCAAAGGCTATTGCGGCGAGCTGGCCCATTAACCTTATGGAGCTTATAGACCTTATTGAGTCATTCGGCTATCTGCCGTTTGTCGAGATGCATGCGGACTACATTGTAATCGAGAATCTTAAAGAGTTGAAGGCATGACTACATAAAAGGGGATTTTATGGCGGTTGTAAACACCTTCGACAAAACCAACCAAACGCAAAAATACAAAATAGGAGGTAAGCAAAATGAAAAGACCAGAGGTAACAATAGAGGATTTCAAAAAGCAGGCTGCGGAAGAAGGGTGGAACCCCACCCCACAGACCTTGGAGCTTGTCGGGTATCTGATAGATGCAATGGAGCGAGCTTATACCAGAGGATATGCTGACGGCTTGGCAGAAAACAGGGAGGGTTGATTATGGAAAAGTACATAATTGCAGGAAGAGAATATGACGTGAAAGAGCGAGAGCCTGTGCATAATCTGCCTATCGTAGATATTCCTATGATGTCAGATGAACGATGGAATCAGCTTTGTAGAGAGAGCACATTGGAGAACTATCGGAAATACTCAGGCAGGGGAGAAGCTCCAGACTATGAAACCGCTTTGAAGTGGGAAAAGGAATTTTTTGAATCCGATAAGCCAGTAGAAAATATAAAAGCTCCCAGAATCCGGCAAGATACACAGGGAGCAACAATAATTGATCTCTAAATTATACCGCAGGAGGTGCGAAATTGTCAATCAAAATCAAAGTCAGTTATACGGATGAAGGAGAAAAGCGGCTGATTCTCAAGCTGCTGCGCCCTTTACTTGAAAAGGGATACCGATGCAAGGAGCAGAAGGGCACCCCAAGGAGCCGTATCTATATACAACATAAAGGGCATTTAGGCGGCGGAGAGGACAGCGAAAACGATACATAAGAATAGCTATAAGCCTTGATATTTCAATGGTTTCATGGTATAATACCCCCATAAATGAATAGCGTGGGGAGTACCGCAGCACTGCTGTAAGTCTATAAGGCGTGGGAAATGGTTTTATAACCGTCCTGCGCCTTTTTATTTATATTGATACTCAGCCCTACTCAAGGCGTAAAAGGAGGATAAGAGAATGGAAAACAACAACGCAGCGGCAAACAGTAACGTGAATACAGAGGTAAATAACAACCCTGCAGGTGGGAACGCTGGCACCGAGAAAACATTCACACAGGAAGAAGTAAACAACATTGTACAGGAACGTCTGGCAAGGGAACGGGCAAAGAATGAGCCTACACCTGCAGAACTGCGGGAAAAGGAGCTGACTGCCCGAGAGAATAAAATGAGCTGCAAGGAATACATTGCAGAACAGAAATACCCGAGTGAACTGCTTGATTTGTTTGATACCGCAGACATGGAACAATTCAAGGGGAATGTTGAGAAGATGAAGGAGTTATTCCCCCGCATCTTCATGCCCCCTAGCAAGATACCTATTGCTGTAAGGGGTTGCTCTTTGGGTGGCGTTACAAAACCCGACCCCATTGCGGCGGCGTTCCGACTGCCTAACGGAGGAGAGGATTAAGAATGGCAATTAACTTAACAACAAAAGTAGTACCCTATACAGACGAAGTCTTTGCGAAGGAAAGCAAAAAGTCTCTGCTGACAAACTCTGATTTCGACTGGGTAGGGGCGCATACCATTAAGGTATACAAGATTTCTACAGTCGGCATGAATGACTATAACCGTTCCGGTGCTGACGATAATAACTGGTCTCGTTATGGTGCTGTAGCCGGCTTGGATGCTACCACAGAGGAAATGACACTGAAAAAAGACCGCTCTTTCACTTTTGCGATTGATAAGCTGGATGAGGATGAAACCCTGCAGCAGCTGGCGGCGGCAACCGCTCTCGCAAGACAGCAGCGTGAAATTGTAGTGCCCGAAGTGGATAAGTACACCTATGGGGTGATGTGTGCCAATGCAGGCCACAAGCCCGAGGCGGTGGCACTGACGAAGGAAAATATTTATAGCGAGATTCTGAAAGCAAGCGAGGCTCTGGATAATGCGGAGGCACCTGAGGCGGGGCGTGTGCTGCTTGTAACCCCTGCGGTATATGCTCTGATGAAAAAGAGCTCTGATATTGTAATGGATACAGATTTCTCTGCAGAGCTGCGCTTAAAGGGTGTGATTGCACAGCTGGACGGTGCGCAGATTGTGAAGGTACCTGCAAAGAGACTGCCTGAGAATTTCGGCTTTATGATGGCGCATCCTGTGGCAACCGTAGCACCTACCAAGTTGGAGGATTTCAAGTGTCACATTGACCCGCCTGGCATCAGTGGTTCTCTGGTGGAGGGGCGTATCTGCTATGATGCTTTTGTACTGGAGAACAAAGCAAAGGCAATCTATTATCAGACCGTTCCGGCGGCGGTTGCTGCAGTTTCTGTAACGGAAGAATAAACTTTAGGGGGATGCCTTGTGGTGTCCCCTGTTTTTATATGCTGGTGTGAAATAGGGGGATACGTTATGACAAATGAGGAGTTTGCATTGAAGATACAGAACGGGGAGCGAAATCTGATTCCACCCCTGTGGGAGCAGGTGGAGCGGTTTATTTATCTAAAATCTGAAAACTGGTATTGGCAGCATGAAGAAACCTGCATTCGCTGCGGCGTGGCTCTTGATGATTTAAAGCAGGTGTCATACTTTGCCTTTCTGGATGCTATCAGATATTACACCTCTGCGGACGGCTATAAGTTTCTTACCTATCTGGTTTTTCCGCTGCGGAATCGGTTTAACGAGGCGTGCGGAATCCGCACAAAGGCGCAGGCGCAAAGACCGCTGAACAGATGCAAGAGCCTTAACGCCGCTGTCCCCGGCTTTGAGGAAGGTATAACCTATGAGGATGCAATCATTGACGAGCTTGCCGCTGAGGACTTCCAGAGGGCGGAGGATGGCATATACAACGAACAGCTGCGGAGCGTTCTTGATGAGTGTCTGGCAACCCTCCCTGAGGTGCAGAGTGCCGTTATTCGGTACCGCTATTTTGAGGGGCTGACGGTTGAAAAGGCGGGGGAGAGAGTAGGACTGAATCGTAAACAGTGCAGGAACAGGGAAACAGAAGGTTTGAGGAAATTGCGCAGGGGGAAGAACAGAGAGCGGCTTGAGACATTTGCTGACGGTATCATTTCCCGTTATGCCTATTACAGCAGTTATTCTCTCTGGAGAGCCACAGGGACAAGCTCCACAGAATACACAGCATTAAAACTTATAGAGGAGACATGACAATGATAAGAGTTGATAAAATGGCACAGCAGGCGAAAGAGATTCGGAAGGCTCTGCAGCCCGTTTTCTTCCTTGCTATGGTTGAGGCGGTAAAAGCCGGATGGGTGGTTGTGTTCCATCTGTGGTATGGAAATAGCAGCAGTTATAAGAGAGTTACTTCCTTCTGTCCGGACTTGGAAAGCGTTGATAAGCGTGTGGAAGATATGCAGAAAAGATACCCCGGCGAAAAAGAGCCTGTTGTAATTATTGACAACCTGCAGGAAGGGGGATAAGATGGAGGAGAGTAAACGGCTGCGGCTAAAGCTGACTACTGCCACAGAGGTGCGCAGAGCTCTTACAAGGGTGTCCAATATGGTTCTGAACGGGGAACTTGACCCCAAAAGAGCCAATGCTATTATCTTGGCTTGTAACGCCATTTTGAGTAGTATTCGGACGGATGAACAGGGAAAGAAGATGGCAGAGTTGGAGGAATTGCTTGCAGAGTTGAAGCGTACCAAAAACGTACTATAAGAAAGAAAAACCTTGTAAAATAGCCTATGTGAACAGAAAAATAAGCAAAGAAAACGGCAAATAACAAGGAAAATAACGAGTGTAAAGGTCTACCGTAGACTGGATGATTAAAAGAGGGTGGTTTTATGACAAAGACCAATGTGATGCGTCTTCTGGAGGCGGCAGGGATTGCCTACCGCACTGCGGAGTATGAATATGATGAAGCGAACCTTTCGGGACTGCATGCGGCGGAGCAGGTTGGCATGGATGCGGAGCAGGTGTTTAAAACACTGGTAACCAGAGGGGATAAAACAGGGATTCTGGTATTCTGTATCCCTGTGGATATGGAACTGGATTTGAAAAAGGCGGCATCTGTTTCCAAAAATAAGAAGGTGGAAATGACGCACATGAAGGAGCTTCTGGGGCTGACGGGCTATATCCGCGGCGGCTGCTCCCCAATCGGGATGAAGAAAAAATATCCCACCTTTATTGATGAAACCTGCATCCTCTTTGATGAAATCGCGGTCAGCGCAGGGGTGCGCGGCGAACAGGTGATTCTGAATCCGCAGGATCTGGTGCAGTATATCGAAGCGACAGAGGCAGACATCACAAAGCCGATGGAATAA